CAACACAATTTAATTGAGGAAAAAACTAAAAAAAAGTATGGCAAACAGAGACTTACTCAAAGAAGCCATTGCCGATGCTAAAGCTGTTAAGGAAACAGCCATCGCCAATGCAAAAGCTGCTTTAGAAGAAGCCTTCGCTCCACGTATGCAAGAATTGCTTAAAGCAAAACTAGCTGAAATGGATGAGGAAGACATTGAAGAAGCAGAAGAAATGAAAGAGGAAGAAATCGAGGAAACTTACGAAGTTGAAGAAGCTGATGACGCTGAAGGCTATGAAGGCCAAATGGGCAAGAAAGACTTAGGTGTTAAAGAAGCTGACGACGACGAAATGGACCTTGAAGAACTCCTTAGAGAACTAGATGAATTAGAAGAAGATGATTCAGTAATGGAGGGAGAAGATTTAATCAACGATCCTAAAACAGAAACCGCCCACGGAAACGTAGCTGAAGCTGATGAAGAAGAAGCTGACGAAGAAGAAGGTGAAGAAGAAGAAGGTGAAGAAGAAGAAATCGATCTTGAAAACATGGATGAAGATGATCTTAAGAAATTTATCGAAGATGTAATCGCTGACATGGTTGAAGCTGGTGAATTAGAAGCTGGTGAAGGCGCTGAAGGCGAAGAAGAAGATGAAGAAGAAGAAGGTGAAGAAGAAGAAATCATGGAACGTAAAAAGTACGGTGGAAACAAAGGCGACGAAAAACGTGACGACATGAAAAAGAAAAAAGAAGGTCATGGTCGTGGTCCAAAGAAAAAAGATTCCGCTGAAGCTGAAGGTGAAATTGATTACAAAAGAAAAATGAAAGAAAACAAAGAACCAGTAAACGAAATCGTAGGCGCAGCTCTTATAGCTGGCGGTATTGTTTCAGCCCTTGCTGCTTTTGGAGCTTGGAAAGCAAACGCTGATGAAAAGAAAGAAATTGCTGCTTTAGCTGCAAAGTATGAAAAAGAAGGAATGAAACCTGAAGTAGCTGCTGAAAAAGCTGTAGCATTTGTTAAAAAAGGTGGTCCTGATTACAAAGACGCTAAAGGCGGTTTTTCACCAGGAAGTAATCTTGAAGAAGAGTTAAATGAAGCTTATAACACCATTAAAACTATTAAGGAAGAATTAGCTGAGGTTAACTTATTCAACGCAAAACTTCTTTACACTAACAAAATCTTCAAATCTAAAAACTTGACCGAAGGTCAAAAGGTAAAAGTATTAGCTGCTTTTGATAAAGCTGCTAGTGTTAAAGAAGCTAAATTAGTATTTGATACTTTGAATGAAGGATTTAAATCTAAGAAAGCTCCTGTAAATGAATCATTAATCCATGGTGGTGCTTCTAAAGTAGCTGGTGTAGTTACTAAAAAGCCAATTATGGAAGCTAATGATCAGGTTGCTAGATGGCAAAAATTAGCCGGTATTAAATAATTTAACAAAAACAAAAAATAAAAACAAAAATGTCACAAGTACAACAATTATTAGAGAGCGCTGCTGGTTCATGGAAGAACTTGCAAAGCGACGCTGCCAGATTAGCCGGAAAATGGGCTAGAACTGGCTTATTGGAAGGCTTAGACGAGGTTAACAAAAACAATATGTCTGTATTGTTGGAAAACCAAGCTAAGCAATTAGTAACTGAAGTCAATACTGTTTCTTCAAACTCTTACTTCACTTCAGGTGGAGAGGGTGAGAACTGGGCTGGTATTGCTCTTCCATTAGTACGTAAAGTATTCGGTACTATCGTAGCTAAAGAATTTGTTAGCGTTCAGCCAATGAACATGCCTTCAGGTCTTGTATTCTTCTTGGATTTCCAATATGGTAACACTAAGAATCCTTTCACTGCTGGTCAATCATTGTACGGAACTAGAGACACTGCTTCTCAATTCCCATTCTCAACTCCAGCCGCTGCTGGTGGTTTGTATGGTGGTCCAGAAGGTCGTTTCACTTACGCTACTAACCAATTCTCAGCTTCTGTTCCTTTCACAGGATCTATCGGAGGTGGTACTTTACCAACTATCGCTGCTGGAACTGGTTCTATCGTTACCGCTTCTTGGGCTGACTTGAATTTCGATTCAGATTATTCAGCTTCTGTAGTTGCTAACGGTATTTACAAAGTAACTGTAGCTACTGCTTCTGTATTAACTTCATTCGATCAGGATGCTGTTCGTGGTTTCGTAGTTTCAGGTTCAGCTGATGGTGGTGCTTTCGCTCCAGCTAACTTGTTATCTCAATTCACTACTTACAACTACACTGCTGGTACAGTTTCTTTCTACTACACAGCTTCTACTACAGCTACTTGCTCTGGTTCATTCACTGTATTCTATCAGAAGTCAACTTCCCAAGATGGATTGAATGTAACTTCAGGTAACAACGGTGGTTCTGGTTTAGTATCTGGTCGTGGTGATTTCGAAGCTGATGGTGCTTTCTCAGTACCTAACGCTGCTTCTGCTTCTCAAATCGTTATCCCTGAGATCAACGTTAAGATGCAGTCACAAGCTATCACTGCTAAGACTAAGAAATTGAAAGCTGTATGGACTCCTGAGTTCGCTCAAGACTTGTCAGCTTACCAAAACATCGATGCTGAAGCTGAATTGACTAACATTATGAGTGAGTACATTTCAATGGAAATTGATATGGAAATCTTGGATATGTTGATCGAAGATGCTGCTGCTGCTACTGAGTACTGGTCAGCTAATAACAACGAAGTTATTAACAACGCTGGAACTGCTTTCACTACAGCTGCTTCTCCATTCTACAACACTCAAGGTCAGTGGTTCCAAACTTTAGGAACTAAGATCCAGAAAGTATCTAACAAGATTCACCAATTAACTTTACGTGGTGGTGCAAACTTCTTAGTAACTTCTCCAACTATCGCTACTATCTTGGAATCAATCCCAGGATTTGCTTCTACAAACAACGGTGATGCTGCTCAAGAAGAGTATGCATTCGGTGTACAGAAAGTTGGTTCAGTTAACGGTCGTTACAAGGTTTACAAGAACCCATACATGACTGAAAACTTAATCTTAATGGGCTATAGAGGTTCACAATTCTTGGAAACTGGTGCTGTATTTGCTCCATACATTCCATTGATCATGACTCCATTGGTTTACGATCCTGATACCTTCACTCCTAGAAAAGGTCTCTTGACTCGTTACGCCAAGAAGATGTTACGTCCTGAATTCTATGGTAAGATTTACGTTAGTGGCTTGAACACTTTGTAATCTAATCCAAACGGATAAACATTAAAAGAGCCCCGCGAAAGCGGGGCTTTTTGTTTTTACTGTTATATTTATAATTATATGTTTAATATATTTGAGGAGTTAACTTGGCAACAATTTAGTAAATTACCTAAAATAGCTAAATTATCCCTTAATGAACAAATAACATATTATAACCAATATATATCAGATTTATCTATAGCGAGATTAAATTGGATAGATTATCAAAATAAAGGACCTCGTATTCCTACAATTCAAAATATTGGATTGTTAGCTCAAGAAGAGTTTGATCCTGTTGATAATGATTATTTTTTAATTCTTCAAGAAGATGGATCTGGAATTTTTGTAACAGCTTTAATATAACATGCCAAATTTACCAATATCAGGATTACCAACAGGTAATACTTTAGACGGAACTGAACTATTTGCTATGGTTCAAGATGGAGTAACAAAACAAACATCTTTAAATTCACTTTATACTAGTTTATCTAGTAATTATGGTTTATTTAATCAAACAGGTGATAGTACTCCTGTTTTAGGTAATGCCCCAACAGGTAGTTTAATAGATGGAGGTGCAGGTACCTTATCAGTTCCTGCTAATGGATTTAAAGTAGGAGATGCTTTTACAGCTAATTTTCATGGTAAATTAACTGCTGTACAAAACCACACTCTTGAAATCCATATTGAATCAGATGGTACAAATCTTGCAGACACAGGTGTTATTACTATGCCTAATGTCACTAATAAGGATTGGACATTAAATATAGATTTTTCAATTAATGCAATTGGAGCAGCTGGAGTAGCTGAAATTGCTTCTGCAGGTACATTTACTTTTAGAACAAATTCTGCTGGTGATGTTGTGACTGAAATTTTTAGTTCTGTCAATAATACTACCTTTGACACTACTATAGATAACACATTAGTAGTTAAGGCAATCTGGGCCAATTCAAACGCAAGTGATTCAATTTACTCTCGAATCTTTACTCTAAGAAAAACATACTAATTTGTTTTCACAATATTTATAATAAACAATAAGTTTAACTAATGTTCTTAAACAATGGCATCAAGACCACACACCGATGAGGTGCATAGACAACAACGAGTGATAAAAAATCCTATTAAATTCAAAATTCAATTAAACGAAGAACAAAAATTAGCTAAAGAAGAAATATTAAATAATACATTAACTCTTTTAGCAGGTTCCGCCGGTTCAGGTAAAACGTTATTAGCTGTTCAAGTGGCTTTAGATGGTCTCATAAGAAGACATTATGAGAAAATTATCATTACAAGACCAACAGTATCAAAAGAAGAAATTGGATTCTTACCAGGTGACTTAAGAGAAAAAATGGATCCTTGGATTCAACCTATCTATCAAAATATGTATGCTTTATATGATAAAGATAAAGTAGAAAAATTAATTGAAGATGGCAAAATAGAAATTGTACCTTTAGCATTTATGAGAGGTAGAACATTCTTAGATGCTTGTATTATTGTAGATGAGGCTCAAAACGTTACCCACGAGCAAATGGAAATGATAGCTACCCGTATTGGTTTACGAAGCAAAATGATTATTTGCGGAGATGACCACCAGGTAGACTTAAAAGCAAAACGTGATTCTGGTTTTAGATTCTTATACACAGCCGCTCGTAAAGTTAAAAATATGGCAGCAATTACTTTAAAACAAAATCATAGAGACCCGATTGTATCAGACTTGATAAATATTTATGAAGAAGCAGCAGAAAAAGGATTAACTTTAGGTACATCAGGAACTAACGGAACTTCAAAAAGATAGAACGTTCCCATATCCTTTTAATATTTATAACTAAAAGGTATGGCAACTTTTACTTCCCAAATATACGAAATTTTAAGTTTAAACGGAGACGATGTAGGATCTTCTGTAGTTAATACTATTACTAATGTTAATTATGTTGATAATAGAATCTTAAGTGTCCCATCAGGATCAGTAACAACTTTATTTTCATTTGATTCTGTACCGGGAGCCGGTACTTTTGTAACAAGTAGTGTAAAATATGTTAGAGTAACAAACAATTCTACTACAACTCCTATTCAATTAATTATATCTTCTTCAACAGAAGCTATGAGTTATTTAATAACTACTGGAAGTTCATATATGATGTCTTCAACCCAAATGACTGGAAGTACAAGTGGTTTATCTTTTGATAGTATTAAATCTGTAAAAGTAGAACCATCTGGAAGTTCTGCAAGTATAGAATATTACATAGTAACAACCTAATAAATTATGGCATCTACAGTAATTCCAATTTGGCCCGGCTCAGCATCCTTTGTTCAAGTATCTGCTTCTTATTATGGAACAGGTACGTGGCCACCTCCTACCCCATTTGGGTTTTATGACAATGATACCCAATTCCAAACCGATGCTAACAAAGTTTCTAACTTTTGTGCTTTGCACTTAGGTTATCCTATTGAAAACGTCGAATTACAAGATATTAACTTTTTTGCTGCTTTTGAAGAAGCAGTAACTGTATATGGAAATGAATTGTATGCTTTCCAATTAAGAGATAATTACTTATCTTTAGAAGGTGCTTCTGATAGAATTGATGTAAATAATTCTGTATTTACTCCTACAATGGCTTCTATTGTTAGATTATCTCAACAATATGGTGAAGAAGCAGGTGTTGGAGGTAATGTAACTTGGTATAAAGGTAGATTAACCCTAGTACCAGGCCAACAAAAGTATGATTTAGCAGCTTGGGCAGAAGCCGAAGGTATAACCGGAGGTATAGAAATTAAAAATGTTTGGTATCAACCACCACCCGCAGTTAATCAATTATATTCTACTTCTTTACTAACTGGACAAGGTGGTTTAGGAGGTGTTCCTGCTGCTGGTTTATATGGATTTGGATATGGATATGCTAATTATTTAATGATGCCTACAAGCTTTACTATGCAAAACATTCAAGCAATTGAAATGCAAAACCAAGTAATGCTTTCAAATTATACTTTTAACATTGTAGATAATGTACTATCAGTATTCCCTGTTCCAGGAACAGGATTTGCTGATGATGGAATTGATGGTGGAGCTAATTTATATTATGGTGAATATTTAATATTTGACTTTATTAAAATACAAGATAGAATTGATGCTGCTTTTGCAAACGGTACAAACAAAATTACCAATACATCAGATGCTCCTTATTTAAATCCAACTTATTCTAAAATTAATTCAATTGGTAGAAGCTGGATATTCGAGTACACTTTAGCTAAAGCTAAAGAAATGCTAGGCTTAACTCGTAACAAATACTCTCAAATTCCTATTCCAGGAGCTGAAGTAACACTAAATGGTGATTCTTTAGCTACACAAGGTATTACTGAACAAGAAACTTTAATTACAAGATTAAGAGAATATTTTGATCAAACTTCTCGCCAATCATTACTTGAAAGAAGAGCAGCGGAATCAGCAGCACGTGTACAAGAAATCAACCAGGTACCAATGACAATTTTTATAGGATAATATGGCACTATACGGACAAATGAGGGATATTAGTATGTTTCGATTCATGAATCGTGAATTGATGCATAATATTATTTCTCAACAAGTAGTATATTATAAATGTAATGTTGGTGAAACAGTAACTAATATGTATGGTGAAGCTTCACAAGGTAGAATATTTAATGAACCTTTACTTATATTCTCTTTAATTGATAGATCAGGACAAACATCACCAATTTTAGATGAACAGATAGGATTTAATTGGCCTATAACTTTTAGATTTCTAAGAGATGATTTAGTAGATGCTAATTTAGTTCCTGAAGTAGGAGATTTCATAATGTGGAGTAATGGATATTGGGAAATTGATAACACAGAAATTAATCAATTATTTGTAGGAAAAGATCCACAATATCCTTATTTAGATGATAATGATAATAACCCATACGAAACAGACCTAGGAGAATTCGGTTATAACGTATCAGTTATATGTTCTGCCCACTATGTACCAGCTGATAGAGTTGGTATAATAAATCAAAGATTATAATGCCAATAAACGGAAGAAAACCAATACCAGCAACCCAAAAAGAGTTAAGTATAGCTCAACATGTTCCTTCTTTTCCTCAAGAAGGCAATCCTAACTTATCGTTAGATACAAAAAATAGAGCGTTACAAACCTCATTTAAAGGTGATAACACAAAGCCCTTTAGTATAGGCATACAAGACATTGATGAGGCTATTTTCTATTATATGAGAAATGTTATTAAGCCTTTTACAGTTCAAAATGGCCAAAGAGTAGAGGTTCCTGTGTTATATGGAGATCCTGAAAAATGGAAATCCTATCAAAAAGATGGTTACTTAAGAGATTTAAAGGGTGCTTTAATGGCTCCTTTAATTATGTTTAAAAGAACAAACATTGAAAAAAATAGAAGCATCGCTAATAAATTAGATGCTAACTCACCTTACAATTATGGTGTATTTACTAAAAAATACAACCCTAAAGAAATATATGATAATTTTAAAGTATTAAATAACAGAGCACCATCTAAAACATATTATGCTGTAGTGATGCCTGATTATTTAACTGTCACTTACTCATTTATAGTTTTTACATACTATGTAGAACAACAAAATAAAATAATTGAAGCTATAGAATATGCTTCTGACTCATACTGGGGAGATCCAGAACGTTTTAAATTTAAAGCTATGATAAATTCTTTTGGTTTTCAAACAGAATTAGCAGAAAGTAGTGAACGAATTGTTAGAAGTACATTTGATTTAACATTAAACGGATATATAATACCAGATACAATTCAAAAAGACATGAACGCAACTAAAAAATACTCTGAAGGAGCAAAAGTAATATTTTCAATTGAAGCTACAAATAATCAAGATATTTTTGATGGAAATACAGAAGGTGGAAGAATTGTAACTGAAGATCCAAACGCTAAAAGAGCTTCAAATAGATCAACCTCAGTCGGATAAGGCCAATATTTATAGTAAACAATAATGGCTAAAGTTAGATTCCTTGATCAGGTACCAGTAGGGGTTTTCCAAGCGGATACAGCAGGAAGTGGTAATGGTACTATTGATATATATTATACTGGGTCACTAGTTAAATCTAGTGCTCCTTTTATTAATTTTACAGGCTCAGTTGATGCTTATACAGATATTATTTCTTCAACAGAAGGAGTAACAGTCTTTATATCAGGTTCAGGTATAGGTTTCCCATTTTCTGGTTCAGCAGTAATTACCGGCTCATTAGTAATCTCTGGTTCTTCCCAACCTATTATAATTCAAACTTTACCATATGAAGCTAGTCCTTCATATGTTGTAACTTATATACCTGCTACTGGAGAAGTAGAATATTCTGATATGCCTTCATCTGGAACATCAGGAACTTCAGGTAGTTCAGGAACATCTGGCTCATCAGGCTCAAGTGGAACTAGTGGTTCATCAGGAACTTCAGGTAGTTCTGGCTCTAGTGGAACTTCAGGTAGTTCCGGCTCTAGCGGAACTTCAGGTAGTTCTGGCTCTAGTGGAACCTCAGGTTCATCAGGAACCTCAGGTTCATCAGGAACCTCAGGCTCATCTGGTTCAAGTGGAAGTTCAGGCTCAAGTGGTACCTCTGGTTCAAGTGGAACTAGTGGTTCATCTGGAACTTCAGGTTCATCAGGATCTTCAGGTACATCTGGTTCTTCAGGATCAAGCGGAACTAGTGGCTCATCTGGCACTTCAGGTAGTTCAGGAACTAGCGGAAGTTCAGGTTCATCAGGTACCTCAGGTTCAAGTGGTTCTTCTGGTACTTCAGGTATAGATGGTACCTCTGGCTCATCAGGCTCAAGTGGTACATCAGGCTCATCTGGTACATCAGGCTCATCAGGAACTTCAGGTTCAAGCGGTTCATCAGGAACAAGCGGAAGCTCAGGCTCTAGTGGAACAAGTGGCTCTTCAGGAACCTCTGGTTCAAGCGGAACAAGTGGTTCATCAGGTTCATCTGGTACTTCAGGCAGTTCAGGCTCAAGCGGAACAAGCGGTTCTTCAGGAACATCTGGTTCAAGTGGCTCATCAGGAACAAGCGGAAGCTCAGGTTCAAGCGGAACAAGTGGTTCATCAGGTTCATCAGGTACTAGTGGTTCATCAGGATCGTCTGGCACTTCAGGTATAGATGGTACTTCTGGCTCATCAGGATCAAGTGGTACATCAGGCTCAAGTGGTTCAAGTGGAACATCAGGCTCATCAGGAACATCAGGTAGTTCTGGTACAAGTGGAAGTTCAGGAACAAGTGGCTCAAGCGGCTCATCTGGAACTTCAGGTAGTTCAGGCTCATCTGGTACTTCAGGTATAGACGGGACATCAGGTAGTTCTGGTACTAGCGGTTCATCAGGTTCTTCAGGAACTAGCGGAAGTTCAGGTAGTTCTGGCACTTCAGGTTCATCAGGCACTTCAGGTAGTTCTGGTACTTCAGGTTCAAGCGGTTCATCAGGAACAAGCGGAAGCTCAGGTAGTTCTGGAACTAGTGGTATAGATGGAACTTCTGGTTCATCTGGTACTTCTGGTTCATCAGGAACATCAGGTAGTTCAGGCTCATCTGGTACTTCTGGTTCATCTGGTTCATCAGGAACTAGTGGTTCATCTGGAACTTCTGGTTCTAGTGGAACTTCAGGCTCAAGCGGTTCATCAGGAACCTCAGGTAGTTCCGGTTCAAGTGGTACATCAGGCTCAAGCGGAACAAGTGGTTCATCAGGAACATCAGGCAGTTCCGGTTCAAGTGGCACATCAGGAAGTTCAGGCTCAAGCGGAACAAGCGGTTCTTCTGGCACTTCAGGCTCATCAGGTTCATCAGGCACTTCAGGTTCTTCAGGATCCTCTGGTACTTCAGGTTCTAGTGGAACTAGTGGTTCATCAGGAACATCAGGCTCATCAGGTTCAAGCGGTACATCAGGTTCAAGCGGATCTAGTGGTACATCAGGTTCATCAGGAACTTCAGGCTCATCAGGTACAAGTGGCTCTTCAGGCAGCTCAGGTACTTCAGGTATAAGTGGTGTAAATGGAACATCAGGTTCTAGTGGTACATCAGGCTCAAGTGGTTCATCAGGAACCTCTGGCTCAAGTGGTTCATCAGGAGAATCAGGCACTTCTGGTTCTTCAGGCTCAAGTGGTACATCAGGCTCAAGCGGCAGTTCAGGTACCTCAGGCATATCAGGTGTTAATGGTACTTCAGGTTCATCTGGTACCTCAGGTAGTTCTGGTTCATCAGGAACTAGTGGTTCAAGCGGAAGTTCAGGAGAATCAGGTACTTCTGGTTCTTCAGGATCAAGTGGAACATCTGGCTCAAGTGGTTCATCAGGAACATCTGGCTCAAGCGGCTCTTCAGGAACATCTGGTTCAAGCGGTACATCAGGCTCAAGCGGCTCATCTGGCACTTCAGGTTCCAGTGGAAGCTCAGGAACTTCAGGCTCATCAGGCTCATCAGGTACAAGCGGCTCTTCAGGCAGCTCTGGTACTTCAGGTATATCAGGTGTAAATGGTACATCTGGCTCAAGCGGAACAAGCGGTTCATCAGGAACTAGCGGTTCAAGTGGTTCTTCAGGAACATCTGGTAGCTCAGGTTCATCAGGTACAAGTGGTTCTTCAGGAACATCTGGCTCAAGCGGTTCATCAGGCACTTCAGGTAGCTCAGGTTCAAGTGGAACAAGTGGCTCTTCTGGAACTTCAGGTTCAAGCGGAACAAGCGGTTCATCAGGAACATCTGGTAGCTCAGGTTCATCAGGAACAAGTGGCTCATCTGGTTCAAGCGGAACAAGCGGTTCATCCGGTACTTCAGGTTCATCAGGTACATCAGGCTCAAGTGGTTCTTCAGGCACCTCAGGTAGTTCAGGCTCATCAGGTACAAGTGGCTCAAGCGGAACTTCAGGTTCAAGCGGTTCATCAGGAACAAGTGGTTCATCTGGTTCATCAGGAACAAGCGGAAGCTCAGGTATAAGTGGTGTTAATGGAACAAGTGGTTCATCTGGTACTTCAGGCTCCAGTGGAAGTTCAGGAGAATCAGGGACTAGTGGTTCATCAGGAACTTCAGGTAGTTCAGGTTCTTCAGGAACATCAGGCTCATCAGGAAGCAGTGGAACATCTGGATCATCAGGTACAAGTGGCTCTTCAGGAACATCTGGATCAAGTGGCTCAAGCGGAACAAGTGGTTCATCAGGATCATCAGGAACTAGTGGTAGCTCAGGCTCAAGCGGAACTTCAGGTTCAAGTGGAACAAGCGGTTCATCTGGTACTTCAGGTTCATCAGGTTCTTCTGGAACTTCTGGATCAAGTGGTTCTAGTGGAACCTCTGGCTCTTCAGGTACAAGTGGCTCAAGCGGAACTTCAGGATCAAGCGGAACAAGCGGATCAAGTGGTTCATCAGGTACTTCTGGCTCATCAGGAAGCAGTGGTACATCAGGTATAAGTGGTGTAAATGGTACTAGTGGTTCTAGTGGAACCTCTGGTTCATCAGGCACCTCAGGTAGTTCAGGTAGTTCAGGAGAATCAGGAACAAGTGGTTCATCAGGTTCTTCAGGAACATCTGGTTCATCAGGTTCTTCAGGAACATCTGGATCAAGCGGATCAAGCGGAACTTCAGGTTCTTCAGGAACATCAGGCTCATCTGGAACTTCAGGTTCTTCAGGCACAAGCGGTTCTTCAGGATCAAGTGGTACTTCAGGATCTAGTGGTTCAAGCGGAACAAGCGGTTCTTCTGGAACTTCAGGTTCTTCAGGAACATCTGGATCAAGCGGTTCATCAGGAACATCTGGTTCTTCAGGTTCTTCAGGTACTTCAGGTTCATCTGGAACATCTGGTTCTAGTGGTACTTCAGGTTCATCAGGCTCATCAGGTACTAGTGGTTCATCAGGATCATCAGGTACATCAGGTATAAGTGGTGTAAATGGAACAAGCGGTTCTTCTGGAACTTCAGGTTCATCAGGTACATCAGGAAGCTCTGGTTCATCAGGAACTAGTGGCTCAAGTGGTTCATCAGGAACATCAGGTTCTTCTGGTACATCAGGTAGCTCAGGCACAAGTGGCTCTTCAGGATCAAGCGGAACAAGCGGTTCATCTGGATCAAGCGGAACAAGCGGTTCTTCTGGAACTTCAGGTTCTTCAGGAACATCTGGTTCTAGTGGTACCTCAGGCAGCTCAGGCTCATCAGGTACATCAGGTTCATCAGGATCAAGCAGAACTTCTGGTTCAAGTGGAACTTCTGGAAGTTCAGGTACTTCTGGTTCTTCAGGTTCAAGTGGAACATCAGGTTCTTCAGGATCAAGCGGTACAAGCGGAAGTTCAGGTACATCCTGCTCATCTGGTACTAGTGGATCATCTGGTTCAAGTGGTACTTCAGGTATAAGCGGTGTTAATGGAACAAGTGGTTCAAGTGGAACTTCTGGTTCAAGTGGTACAAGCGGTTCATCTGGTACATCAGGCTCATCAGGCTCCTCAGGTACTTCAGGTTCTAGCGGATCAAGCGGAACTAGTGGTTCATCAGACACTTCAGGATCAAGTGGTACATCAGGTAGCTCAGGTTCATCAGGTACAAGTGGCTCTTCAGGTTCTAGCGGAACTAGCGGGTCCAGTGGAACTAGTGGATCTAGTGGAACATCAGGCTCATCAGGTTCAAGTGGAACATCAGGCTCATCAGGTTCAAGTGGTACTTCAGGTTCAAGCGGAACAAGCGGTTCTTCAGGAACATCTGGTTCTTCAGGAACATCAGGATCAAGTGGTTCATCAGGTACAAGTGGTTCAAGTGGCTCATCAGGAACTTCAGGTTCTAGTGGTACTAGTGGATCATCTGGAACCTCAGGTTCATCTGGTTCATCTGGTACTTCAGGAAGCTCAGGTTCATCTGGAACATCAGGCTCATCTGGTTCATCTGGAACCTCTGGTTCATCTGGAACAAGTGGTAGTTCAGGAACTTCAGGCTCATCAGGCTCATCAGGTACAAGCGGCTCTTCAGGCTCATCAGGTACTTCAGGTATATCTGGTGTAAATGGTACATCAGGCTCTTCAGGAACTAGTGGTAGTTCAGGTACTTCAGGTTCATCAGGAACTAGTGGTAGTTCAGGTTCATCAGGTACTTCAGGCTCATCCGGTTCATCAGGAACATCTGGTTCATCAGGAACTTCAGGATCAAGCGGAACAAGCGGATCTAGTGGTACATCAGGTTCATCTGGATCCTCAGGAACTTCAGGTTCATCAGGTTCATCTGGAACATCTGGATCTAGTGGAACATCTGGATCATCAGGAACATCAGGCAGCTCAGGCTCATCTGGAACATCAGGCAGCTCAGGTTCATCAGGAACAAGCGGAAGCTCTGGAACATCAGGTTCTAGTGGAACAAGTGGCTCTAGCGGTTCTTCAGGAACAAGTGGCTCATCAGGTTCAAGCGGAACATCAGGTAGTTCTGGCACTTCAGGTTCATCAGGAACATCTGGATCAAGTGGTTCATCAGGTACAAGTGGTTCAAGTGGTTCTTCAGGAACAAGTGGTTCAAGCGGAACCTCAGGCTCATCAGGAACAAGTGGAAGCTCTGGAACATCAGGTTCTAGTGGTTCATCAGGTACAAGCGGCTCTTCAGGCAGCTCAGGTACTTCAGGTATAAGTGGTGTGAATGGAACTAGTGGTTCATCAGGAACAAGTGGTAGTTCAGGTACATCAGGTTCAAGTGGCTCATCAGGAACTTCAGGTAGTTCAGGCAGCTCAGGAACAAGTGGTTCTTCAGGTACTTCAGGTTCAAGCGGAACATCAGGCAGCTCAGGCTCAAGCGGAACATCAGGTTCATCTGGTTCATCTGGCACTTCAGGTAGTTCAGGTACTAGTGGTTCAAGCGGAACTTCAGGTTCAAGCGGAACTAGTGGTTCATCCGGTTCATCTGGTACTAGCGGTTCATCTGGTTCATCAGGAACTTCAGGCTCAAGTGGTACAAGTGGTTCATCTGGTACTTCAGGTTCATCAGGAAGTAGTGGTACTTCAGGTAGTTCAGGAAGCTCAGGTACAAGTGGTTCATCAGGTACTTCAGGTAGTTCAGGAACTTCAGGCAGCTCTGGTTCATCAGGAACTAGTGGTAGCTCAGGTTCAAGTGGTACTTCAGGTAGTTCTGGTACTTCAGGTTCAAGCGGAACCTCTGGTTCATCAGGCACAAGTGGTTCAAGTGGTTCTTCAGGAACAAGTGGTTCATCAGGCTCATCAGGTACAAGCGGCTCAAGTGGTAGTAGCGGTACTTCAGGTATAAGTGGTGTTAATGGAACAAGTGGTTCTTCAGGAACTTCAGGTTCTAGTGGTACATCAGGTTCAAGCGGAACTAGTGGTTCAAGCGGTTCATCAGGAACTTCAGGATCAAGTGGTTCATCTGGAACTAGTGGTTCAAGCGGAACAAGTGGTTCATCTGGAACATCAGGTTCTAGTGGAACATCTGGTTCATCAGGTTCAAGCGGAACTAGTGGTTCATCCGGTTCATC